TCATCCGTCGTTGACATGTGTGATTGTCTTCACTTCATATCCGTCATACGGAACATCAATTCTGCGACTGGAATCGTCGCGCTTCGGATATCCCTTTGTGATAATCAGGCGGTCATATTCCCGGAACATAATTCGCTTATTCCAGTAGTCATTACACAAGCGATACTCTTCCGTTTTCTCTCCGCGAATCATGGCATCGAAGTATTCACCTTTGACGGCAAGTTGCAGGTTAGCCACGACCTTCCTCCTTTGGCTTGTGAATTTGTATCGTCATGCCGCTTTGAGTGGTGACTACAACGACAGAACCAGGCTGAAGGCTGTTAAGATTGAATGCTTCGTAAAACGAATCCAATGCCAGTGCTTTTTTATTCTTTCGGTTCCACCAACGACATCCCTTGCTACAGGCTACATCGACAATCCACTGTCCACTCCTGTAAGCCATATAAAACCAGATGAGCAAAACCTGAAGGAATGCTATCCAGTCAATAATCGTATATTTCGCGAAGGAGTCCATCACTTCACCTCCTGTGGCGGTTCTGGTAGTGGCATCCAGTGAGTTGCCTGCTCAATACTATTACCCGGCTTAATCGTTACATCTCCGCGCCGAAAGGTGCTTCCGGTATAGCGTGCGGCGCATATTAGCGGTTCAACCAGAGAGCTATCGAAATTCACCGAAATAAGCACGTTCTGGCCCTTTTCAGGCATTCGATCACTACAGCTTATCCAACTATCCGGAGTTCCCGGATAGTTGCCATTTACATCGAAGTTTGGCTCTGCGTCCTGAACCAGGAGGATGTAACCATTCTTGGCTGTATCAAGTTCTAACGCCTCGGTGACGGTGCCGAAATAGCGATTACCTAAATCAGCATCACAAGTGCTTACATCAATGGAAACTTCCATGCCTTCGATTAATTCTGGCAAGTTGTAAGTTTGGCTTACAGGTTGGCTACCCTGAAGCATGGCGGCGCGGTGACACCAGATAATCCAGCCAAGCGCCATATCCCATGCCATGTATTCTCTATCGCCATTTTTTGCCCTACGGCGATCTACAGATTCCCCGAAACGCTTCTCCATAAATAATTCATAGGCTGCTCGTTCATCCGATACTGCTGCCAGTGATGCCAGTGCAATTTCATAAGCCCGGCGCTCAATATTGTCTCGCACGTCCAGGCTGCCTATGCGCTCTTTGATTTCTTTAATCAATTCTTTGTCGGTAAAAGTAGTCATGTGTTAGTCCTCATCCACTTCAACCCCATCTTTCAGCGTGATGCCGTGCCAATCATCAGCCCAACTGGTTAGCCCTGGCGCATCAATGCTAGGCATATAAACACTTGCAGTGTGGTAGCCCTTATCGTTATCAATGCTGGCAACGTGCTCGCCGTTGTATGCGCTCAGCGTGTCCAGGACGCTATAAAACTTTCCTCCGGCTGCCCTGAAATCCTTTACAGCCTTCACAAGGCGATTCCACGCTTTTTCCTGTTCTGGCGTCAGGTCGATTAATTCCTGCAAAGTTGCCATATCACTCTCCTTTGATGTCAATGTTTACAGCTTGGCAAGCCTCTTTGAGCACCAAGTCAACAGCGTCTTTCCATGCTCCGGTTTCGACTGGCGGATTTTCACGCTTAACCTGTTCATAGAAGCGCACTGCTTTAACCAGTCCTTCTGATGTCACCGGGACTGGCGGGGCAGTGAATAAGGCCTGAATCTCATAGCTCGGCCTGTCGTTGCAATCCTCTTTTGTCGGTACATATTTCCAGTCACCAACCCACGCCCCCCCCTGAGAGTCCGTAACGCCTTTTTTCACGTAGCGATATCGCCATGCAACTGGTTTTGCCCGCCCTGCCGTTTCATGTCCTTCCTGATAATTAATCTCGCTCATTCATAGCCCCACTCATCACAATATGCTTCGACAGGTGTTTTTCCTGCTTCGTAGTCATCACGCCAGGCTTCAGCATCAGCAGCACTTCCACCACGTAACTCTGCATAATCCATTAACAGTTCATGCCATTCTTCAAAACTGACGTTGTATTTAGTTGAACCAAAATCAGCCATTTTGTTCTTCCTCCTCGTCTTTTATTTCGTGATATGAGTAATTGCAGTAGTTAAAGAAAATTTCTTTTGCTTCGTCATGAATTTCATCTGGTGTTGCGTCATCATCCACTTCGAATTCATCCTCGAAATCTCCACCGGCTATTCCCGTTTCAATAATTATTTTGAATTTTCGCATTTCACTACCGCCCTTTCGGACGGCCTCCTGATGTTCTGAGGGTGCAGAAATCCCTCCGGTTAAGGATTAAATTTTATTTACAACACTAAGTTTAATTATTCAGGCGAGCGAATCTGTTCCGCACAATGCAACAATGCTTCTGTCACTTCCTTAAGCGTTACGGTATCGGCATCATCCAGTCCTGCAACTTTTACGTGCCTGACAAACGCCGCGCGAAGTTCGTCAAACGCCACCGCCCGTACATCAGCCAGGAAAGCATCGGTAGCTGGAGTTTCGCTGTGGTGTAGGGCATCGTTGATAATCATTGCAGCAACACCAGCCTGCCCTGCATCCGTGACCGACACATGCTCAAGAGTTACGGCCATTGCGTGTTTCAGCCCGGCGTTCTCTGCCACCAGCGCCGCGAGATTAGTCTCAAGCTCTGAAATTCGGCACGTGGCATCAATATTTGTGTCCTCCAAGCACTTAATTTCACCAAGCAGCTCCAGTGCAACCTTTGGGTTGAAAGCTGCGATATAACGAGCATTGTTCTCTGCGTTTTTCTGTTCGTCGAATCCAGGCCAGTCGACAATATCTCCGTGATGATTATCTCCTGGTGTGTGCACGGCGTACGTGCCGTATTTGCCCGGCGAAATAAATGCGACCCATTCGCCTTGTGTTGCCTTTTCTGCCGCCTCACGCAGTGCCTGATAGTCAATTTCGCTCACTGGTTGCCTCCTTTGCGCCACATCGCATTCAGATATTTGTTTTTATTCACTGAAGGAAAAGAATTTCTCTTAAGTAATTCCTCTCTCGATGGCATTGGCTTTACGCGTTGACGAATAATCATTTCCGCCGGAAGAATGCCGGGATTGTATGCAAGTCCTCTCATGGTAAATTCCTCAGTCATTACTGATAGCGCCATAGCGTGAGCGGTAATTACGCAGGCGCGGGTCGATATATTCAGGGAATTTGTCTATTGTCGCTTTTCGCAACGGTCTCATTGCTGTTTCGTTTGTTCGGTCCTTCTCCTGTTTTAGCGCGAGTTGTATATCGCGTCGGTACATCCGTTCTGCTTTTGTTTCTGGTGGCAGAGTAAGAAATGCATCGAAATTGTTTTTGATATTTTCCAGCACCTCCAATACGGAATTGCCGGAACAGCGGCGCGCGTCGTCCGCACCATACAGAGGCGCTGGCATGATTTTCTCCTGATTAAATTGCGTGAATAGCGTGACGAGGGAAGGGGAGGGTTACTGGCGCAAAAGGTATATCGTCGTCAAACTCCATAGGTGGTTCGCTGTGATTTACCTGCTTCTGAGGCTGCTGTTTTTGTTGCTGACCGTTATTTCGCTGAGGTGAAGACTGTTCATTGATTCCTTGCTTGCCACCAAGCATTTGCATGGTTCCACCAACGCCCACGATAACTTCGGTAGTGAACCGATCCTGTCCGCTTTGATCCTGCCATTTTCTTGTCCGCAATTTTCCTTCAAGATAAACCTCAGAGCCTTTTCGCAGATATTCGCTGGCAATTTCTGCCAGTTTCCCGCTCATTACCACACGGTGCCACTCCGTCTGCTCCTTTTGCTCTCCAGTTTGCTTATCACGCCATTGTTCTGACGTAGCAACTGTAAGGTTTGCAAATGCCGTTCCTGATGGTGAATATCTGATTTCTGGATCATGCCCAAGGCGACCAATAATGATCACCTTATTTACGCCTCTACTTCCCATTTATGCCGCCTGTTTTAGTTCGTTAACTCTGATGTTCATTACCTGAACGCATTTAGCCTGCGCCTCCTCGTTGCCAGCCATTAATTGCCAGTCATGCTGATAACGCGCGATGAGTTTTTTCTTGTCAGTTTCTGTTGACGCATAATCGCTGAAGTCTTTCAGGATTTGTTCGCAGTCAACCGATGGAGATTTCTGGTTGGTATTTTCTGGTGATGGTTTGTTATCTGATGCTGGGATTGCCCATCCCGGCAGCGATGGAGGGAGCCAGTAAAATCCTGTTCCATCCTTCAGTTTTGCCCTGTGCCATCCCTGCTTTTTATCGATAGATGTTTGTGCGAAACCTTCCTCAAGGTTATACAGATACCGACCGATTCCCCACTGAACGGCAGCGCGCTTCATTGCACCGGAACGACCACCTTTGACGGCTTCTACCTGCGTGTTTTCAGCAGCATCCCATTTGGTTACCCATTCGGAATCAATCTTTATTGATATGCCGCATTCAACGCCGCCGTTGTTGGGAATATCGCGGTATTCATTGCGCCATCCTGCTTTGCCGCAAACATCGTCCAGGCGTTTCATGATTGCCCGGTTCGTGACATAAGCCAGCACCATAGCCCACACTTTGCCATCGCGTGTTTTACCGCTTTGCTGTATTCGCCATTCGATATCTTCAGGGCTGAATGGCTCATTGAATTTATTCAAATCCATAATTCACCTCAGAATGGACACGGCCCAAGTAAATAACGCTGATTTAATACTTCGGTCTTTGCCGCATTTAAAAATACGCGAACACCTTCACGATCTCCCTTCTGGCGATACATTAACGCCTGCTGCGTGTACATGCGTCTCTGTAACTTGCTCTCCTTCACTGTGGTTGCAAGTGACATGAATATCTCCTTCGTTACCGATTAATTCTTTCATCTGACGAATGAATTCTTCGTCTGACCAGTTATCTGTAAAACTCATGGACGGCCTTGTTGTTTCAAAATATCCCAAAGCTTTTCGAGCAAACTTTTCATTCTTGGTTGTTTAAAGTCTGCTCCGGTTAAAATGTTTTTTCGTGAATGCTGCACCGATAAAATTGGGTTGAAAGGGCGAACCGATGCCGCCCCTGCAATAGCGAACTGTTGCATAGGATGCTCCTTCTGTTTGATTGCATAACGAAAACGCCTCGAGTGAAGCGTTATTGGTATGCATATAAAAAGGCCATCACATTGGAGGGCAAAAAAGATTTCCAATAATCAGAACAAGTCGGCTCCTGTTTAGTTACGAGCGACATTGCTCCGTGTATTCACTCGTTGGAATGAATACACAGTGCAGTGTTTATTCTGTTATTTATGCCAAAAATAAAGGCCACTATCAGGCAGCTTTGTTGTTCTGTTTACCAAGTTCTCTGGCAATCATTGCCGTCGTTCGTATTGCCCATTTATCGACATATTTCCCATCTTCCATTACAGGAAACATTTCTTCAGGCTTAACCATGCATTCCGATTGCAGCTTGCATCCATTGCATCGTTTGAATTGTCCACACCATTGATTTGTATCAATAGTCGTAGTCATACGGATAGTCCTGGTATTGTTCCATCACATCTTGAGGATGCTCTTCGAACTCTTCAAATTCTTCTTCCATATATCACCTTAAATAGTGGATTGCGGTAGTAAAGATTGTGCCTGTCTTTTAACCACATCAGGCTCGGTGGTTCTCGTGTACCCCTACAACGAGAAATCGGATAAACTCTATTCACCCCTACAGAGAGCAAAAGAGAAACGCCGATGAACAACTCATGGTGGCAGGAACTAATGCATTTTTTCCTGCAAGGAATGACACTTAAACAGTTGATTCATATGCTAATCATCCTGATCATATTGATTATTGTTATGCCGGTAAGCGTAAAAGAATGGATAAACCTGCATAATCCAGAAATCCTTCCTCATTACTGGATGTATTACATCCTGTTGTTTTGCGTTAGCTATGTGCTTAACGGCGTTGTTAATTCCGCTTATCACGCTGTGACTGAAAGAATTGAGGTATTCGCTGCTCAGAAGCGCAAATCTAAAGAAGAAAAATATGTGCAAGATTTGTTTGATTCGTTAACTCTTGGAGAAAGAGCGTATTTGGCATTCGCTGTAGCCGCTAATAACCAGCTACAAACGGAAAAGGGCGCTCATGAATCAATTTCATTGCTCAAAAAAGGACTCCTCGTTCGAAGGCCTCCTGCTGTTGGATATCCTGATACCGACCGTTTCGTTATCCCTGAAAGCTATAGACATGAGTGCTACATTAGGTTTGCCGGGAAGGCAGACAGCCTTATGGATGAACTTATCGCTCAGGATAAGCATGGCAAAAACAAGTAATTAGCAAATGAATTTATCATCTCGCCGTCAGTTGTTTTGATTTCCGGTAGCCTGCCGCGTAAAGAGCTACGTTCGGAAGACAAGTTGAACCTTCATATTTTCTGGTCAACGTTGTCAGAGTTATCACTTCTGCTCTCATTGCTGGTTTGCGCTTGCATTGCAAGACCACTCGTGAAGGGGTTGGCCTGTGTAGCTTGTCGGAGCTGATCGCCTCCTGACTTTGCAGATTTGCGCGACGAGCTCTACGGCGAGAAGCTGCGGTGCCTTTAAATTCTGTTTTTCTGGACATGGATTCCTCCCGAATAAACTTTGGCGATGCAATCTCGAAGCTCCTCCTGAGACGGTTGCTTCGGCATTGCATCCCACAGCTTATGTGGTTGGGTGATCTGGCTTTTCAGCCACGTAGTCGAGAGTCGACGTTGTTTAAAGAGCCTGCCAGTCTGCTCCATTTGGCTTCCAGCGTCCTGCTGACGGTTAAATAGTACGATATGTACTTTACGGGATCAATACAATTTGTTGTAATTTGGCGTGGTTTTTTATAACGCTTTGTATTTAATAGTGTTGTTTTTTAGCGTGGATGTATTGCCTCGGCGATGTAAGGAGAGATCAGAATTGCGTGGTTTAGTGGGTTGCATCTATTTATTTTTCAATAAATATAATTGGTTATGTGTTTTTAGGTGGGCGAACGTGAGGCAAAGAAAACCCGGCGCTGAGGCCGGGTTGTATTATGCTGCAAGTCTCTTAACCCAAGTCTCTCTTTTGGAGAATGGTAGAACTTGGCTTGATTCATGGAAGAGTAAGGAGAGTTGTTGCATTTGATCACCAATTGCTTCGCTGTCTATAACAACAAATCTGTTGTTATACTCCTCACTTGAAGCTTTAAGATCAATTAGTTTCCCAAGCAATGAGTAAGCACTATTCCAGCTTCCTCCGTGTTTCACGCTTGATGTAAAAACGTATTTAGGTATGTCGGTTTTTATTGTTACAGGGACGGTAATTTGATGTCCACTCAAGCCATATACGTTTTCACGAAGAGAAAGTGCGTCTCTAAGCTCTGTGTGATATAGATAATCAATAACCATACTTTCAAACTTTTCAGCTTGAACTGGCTGATACCAGTCTAACGACAAAGTTGATGCGAGTATACCAGCTCTAATTATGTTCGATGTAATCGCACCGACATCCTTTTCTGTTGCCCAAGCAATGATTTCTCCTCGAGCATTGAGTTCTGCGCCTTCTTTAAGCAGTAATTGTCGTATCTCATCAAGTCGTTTTTTGGTAAGCGAGATCCCTCTTGCCTCCATATTCATTAAGGCATCGCATCTGTCACTAACTAAATACCTACCATTGACTTCACGGATAAAGGCACCGACATGCTCTCCATCATCACAGTAAGTGAATGGACTGATAATTCTCAAGGTCTTGCCTATTGGATGGCATTCGAAACCTAGTTGTGAGATCACTGTTGAGCACATCATATTCCAAACCCCATTTGCCCCGACTCATCTTCAAGCGGTAAAGGTATTCTCCCAGAGTAAGTTATGTTCAGATGTTTACAGAAGTAATTCCAATACCCTACCAGGTCATCTGGGTTTATGTCATCTTCGATTGGAAACGCTATTCTATCACTATAGTATCCAGCTTCTTCATAGTATACATGGTAGTGAGCACCGTAAATGATATCTTGGTACTTCGGATGATCGACCTTGTAACTATTCGTGTGTTTGTCAAAGTGATAGGTATCTACCGCGAAAACCCTCTTGTTATGATAGAAAGCAATAATATTTATTTTAGGGTAAGAAATCGGGTCATCAGGTTCTGAATCCTGATCTGGTTTCCATTTCAGTTCAAACTTTAGCCCTTGTATAGGTATACAATCCTCATCCAAGGGGATGATATGGGCTTGTAGCCACATATCAGAGCGACTTGGTTTCTGTTTCCATTTAACGCCAGAAAAGTTAACTATTTTTTTACAATAAAGTACTTTATCAACTTCTACTTGGCTTGGCTGATAATCATCTATTTTTGCCAATGTTTACCGCCCTGTAAATTGTAGATAAAAGTGGTTTCATCACCCAAACGTCTCTTCAGGCCATTGGCTGGCGATAACTTTCCCCACAACGGAACAACTCTCATTGCATGGGATCATTGGGTATTGTGGGTTTAGTGGCTGTAGAAACACCTGACCGCTATCCCTGATCAGTTTCTTGAAGGTAAATTCATCACCACCAAGTCTGGCTATGCAGAAATCGCCGGGCTCAACAGCTTGCTCAGGGTCAACCAGAATTAACATCCCGTCAGGAAAGCTGGGTTTGGAACCTGTTGGTGCGGTCATTGAGTTACCTTCAACCTCAAGCCAGAATGCAGAGTCACTGGCTTTTTTGGTTGTGCTTACCAATCTCTCCGCATCGCCTTTGGTAAAGGTTCTGAGTTCTGGAGAGAACATCCCAGCCTGAACATGAGAAAAAACAGGGTACTCATATTGTTTTTTAACTGGGGCCGATGAGTATTCGCCAACAGGTGAAAATGTCCCGTCGTGGTTGAATGATATGTTATCAATACCAAGGTATTTAAACACCACACCAATATCACTAAGAGATGGATGACGAGATCCGCGCAACCAGTGTCCAATCCCACCCTGCGTCATACCTAGCTCTTCGGCTAACTTCTCTTGAGTTATGCCGAGCTCTTTCATTCTGGATCTAGCCAGTTCATACCATTTCATTTTCATGTCCTTATTATTACGCTCTGTACTGGAACCATCCATGCACAATGTGTATTTTTATTTGTATTCGTAAAGTACATATTGTATTTTTTTATTCGTGTTTACTATGGAGGGCATATGAGCAACCTACGAAAATATCGAGAGTCACTGAATATCTCTCAAACAACACTTGCTAAGGCAGTTGGATGCACACAGGGAGCTATCGGACATTGGGAATCTGGTCGTCGCTTCCCAGACCTTAAAACATGCCGTGCTCTTGTTGCGTGCCTAAACAAGTTAGGCGCAAAAGTCAGTCTTGATGACGTGTTCCCGCCGGAACACAAAGCCGCTTAATAAGCGGATCCGCTCTTTGTAACAACGGACATTCGTCCTACGTCGCTGAAAAGCGAGTTCCAAGATATCTGACCAACTAAGGCCATATGCGTTTCCACGCATACCTTTCAACTAACTATTCACTATTGGAAATCTTAAGAAATGGAAAGAACAAGTTACAGCAAACTATCACAGCGTGACGTTGATCGCGCAGAAACAGATTTACTTATCAATCTGTCAGCTATTACCCAGCGCGGTCTGGCAAAGATGATTGGCTGTCATGAATCGAAGATAAGCAGAACGGACTGGAGATTTATTGCTTCGGTCTTGTGTGCTTTCGGGATGGCATCAGACATCAGTCCGATTAGCAGGGCTTTTAAGTATGCGCTTGATGGACTCACCAATAAAAAACGCCCGGCGGCAACCGAGCGTTCTGAACAAATCCAGATGGAATTCTGAGGTCATTACTGGATCAATCCACAGGAGTCATTATGACAAATACAGCAAAAATACTCAACTTCTGCAGAGGTAACTTTGCCAAACAGGAGCGTAATGTGGCAGATCTCGATGATGGTTACGCCAGACTATCAAATATGCTGCTTGAGGCTTATTCAGGCGCAGATCTGACCAAGCGACAGTTTAAAGTGCTGCTTGCCATTCTGCGTAAAACCTATGGATGGAATAAACCAATGGACAGAATCACCGATTCTCAACTTAGCGAGATTACAAAGTTACCCGTCAAACGGTGCAATGAAGCGAAGTTAGAACTCGTCAGAATGAATATTATCAAGCAGCAAGGCGGCATGTTTGGACCAAATAAAAACATCTCAGAATGGTGTATCCCTCAAAACGAGGGAAAATCCCCTAAAACGAGGGATAAAACATCCCTCAAATTGGGGGATTGCTATCCCTCAAAACAGGGGGACACAAAAGACACTATTACAAAAGAAAAAAGAAAAGATTATTCGTCAGAGAATTCTGGCGAATCCTCTGACCAGCCAGAAAACGACCTTTCTGTGGTGAAACCGGATGCTGCAATTCAGAGCGGCAGCAAGTGGGGGACAGCAGAAGACCTGACCGCCGCAGAATGGATGTTTGACATGGTGAAGACCATCGCGCCATCAGCCAGAAAACCGAATTTTGCAGGGTGGGCTAACGATATCCGCCTGATGCGTGAACGTGACGGACGTAACCATCGCGACATGTGTGTACTGTTCCGCTGGGCATGCCAGGACAACTTCTGGTCCGGTAACGTGCTGAGCCCGGCCAAACTCCGCGACAAGTGGACCCAGCTCGAAATCAACCGTAACAAGCAACAGGCAGGTGTGACAGCCTGCAAACCAAAACTCGACCTGACAAACACTGACTGGATTTACGGGGTGGATTTATGAAAAACATCGCCGCACAGATGGTTAATTTTGACCGTGAGCAGATGCGTCGGATCGCCAACAACATGCCGGAACAGTACGACGAAAAGCCGCAGGTACAGCAGGTAGCGCAGATCATCAACGGTGTGTTCAGCCAGTTACTGGCAACTTTCCCGGCGAGCCTGGCTAACCGTGACCAGAACGAACTGAACGAAATCCGCCGCCAGTGGGTGCTGGCTTTTCGGGAAAACGGGATCACCACAATGGAACAGGTTAACGCTGGAATGCGCGTAGCCCGTCGGCAGAATCGACCATTCCTGCCATCACCCGGGCAGTTTGTCGCCTGGTGCCGGGAAGAAGCATCCGTTACCGCCGGGCTGCCAAACGCCAGCGAGCTGGTTGATATGGTTTACGAGTATTGCCGGAAGCGTGGCCTGTATCCGGACGCAGAGTCTTATCCATGGAAATCAAACGCGCACTACTGGTTGGTTACCAACCTGTACCAGAACATGCGGGCCAATGCGTTGACTGACGCGGAATTACGGCGCAAGGCTGCCGATGAACTGGCCTGTATGACCGCGCGAATTAACCGTGGTGAGGCGATCCCTGAACCGGTGAAACAACTTCCTGTCATGGGCGGCAGGCCGCTTAATCGTGTTCAGAGCTTGGAAAAAATTAAACAATTGCGTGCTAAACATGGATTATGTAGAGGGAAAAGGTTTAGTGGATGAAAGTAATGAGGTGATTTCCTTCTCTCCCACACTTCAAAAGATAGAGTTTATTATTTGAATTTACTATAATTTACTGATAAAACAAAAGAATTGTAGAGCAATTTTCATTTGAGGATGAAGTAAATGTGTGAAACCTATATTTTTAGGTTCCGTGACCTAGGAAAAAGTGAAGGATTTACCATCGAACAACACAATAACATTGCTCGCCAAGAAGGGAATGTTTGGTGGGGGTGGTGGGCTAAATCTGGTGAGCGTTTCCCATCACTGGAACTAAAAAATGCGGCAGAAAAAAATAAACAAATATATTTTTTTGATTCAGGGCGGCTTAAATTTTATACCGCTGTATTAAAGGATACTTGCTCGTCAGCTTTAGGGGATATAAAAAAACAATCTCCTAAGGATGGTCGCAGAACCCCAGCATATTATAATGAGAATGAGTTGCTGGGATGGTTAAATGTTTCTGAGATTACAGAAATTGATGCTTGTGATATCCTCAGAAAATTCACATATATTCCATTGGATGCATTGTTTGCAGGTAATAAAGATTTAGATGAGCAACTTTTCAACAAAATTGTCTTTTCTTCAGCTGAATTAAAAAAACAAGATAGAACTATTTGGAAGATTAGACCTGCAAATGATAAAGATTTACAGCATGAGTCATTAGCATCTCATTATGTTCCTTATAATTTCAGTCGGAAGTATAGCCAAAAAAAAGGGGAGTTTATAATTTGGCTTTCGGATATTCATTTTGATGGCGGAAATGGGAAACATGCATTTCCGACACAAGATAATGATCAGCTAAAATGTTTATCCTCTCGAGTGGTGGAGTTGGCTGGAAAATATAATAATGGGAGTAAATGTGCTGGGTTGGCTATTTCAGGTGATTTGACGTGGCAGTCACAGAAAGAGGGATTCAAGCAAGCTTTGAATTTTATCAAAGATGTTAGTTCTTCTCTTAGCCTGACAACGGATGATATAATTATTTGTCCTGGGAATCACGATGTAGGTCTGGTTTCTAAAGATGAGTACTTTAAAATCGTGGGTAAGCCTGTAACGGATAAACCATGGAAAATTCTGGCGGAAAACTACCATAGAGAAAGTAAACTTAATTATATAAAATTTTATCGAGATTTTTTTCAAAGGGAACCTGAAGAAAATTTATCACAAGGAAGGAAATTTTTACTAGGTGGCCATAAAGTTGTTGAAATAGCCGCATTGAACTCATGCGTATTACAACAAGTAAAAGATTCATTTTTGGGCATGGGATTTGTCGGTGAGCAACAACTCAGTGATGTTGCAAAATCTATGGGATGGATGAATGATAGCGGAGGTGATATACTCAAAAAGAAAGGTGTTATAAGAATTGCTATGCTTCACCATCACCTAACTTCTATTAATGAAGTTGAAGATGCCTATCTTGATTCAAGATATAGTGTAACATTAGATGCAGAGCGATTATTACGTTGGGTAGTAAGGCATAAAGTTGATTATATTCTGCATGGTCATATGCACAGAAGTAGTTCTATTACAATAACAAAAAAACTATCTCCGTTAGAACCAGTGACGGATTCAAATCCTGAACATACATTCCAAATTGTTTCTTTGGGAAGTTCAGGAGTTGTTAGTTCGGAATTGCCAAGTCAGGATTGTGCTAACTATGCATGCGTACTGGATTTTTCTGGCGAAAAGCTAACTTTTAATTTTTTCAAGCTTGATAAACAGAGCGGAGAAAAAGTGGCGGCTACTTATATTGTTGAAGGTTTATTATGAAATTACTTATTACTGATTTGGATAATACACTGTACGATTGGGTGAGTTTTTACTCCCAGTCATTTAGTGCCATGGCAGAGCAATTATCTAAGGATATTGATGTGCCTTTGGATACGCTCCTGTCAGAATATAAAACCATTCATCAGAAGTTTGGTAACTCAGAAAAACCATTTGCTACTTTAGAGCTACCATCTGTGATATCTTACTTTGGAACTAATGATAAAACGATTTTGCAGGAAAAACTTACTAATGTTTTTCAGGCGTTTAGCACAAAACGTAACCAGACATTAATGTTGTATCCTACTGTAAAAGAAACGCTGGAATTATTGAAGAAACGGGGGGTAAAAATTGTAGGGCATACTGAAGCTTTGGAGTTTAATTCTTTATATCGTCTGAATAAGCTTGGTATAATTGATTTTTTTGATCATCTTTATACATTGGAAGATATTCATAATATCCACCCGAATCCCAAAAATGCGAAAAAAATACCTGTGAAGGATGACTTTGTAATTAGATTGTCCTGCGCTGAGTCAAAGCCAAACCCTAAATTGCTTGAGCACATATGTTCTTTTGAAGGAGTTAGTGTTGAAGATGCGGTATACATTGGCGATTCTATAACTAAAGATATGTCCATGGCTAAAGCTGTGGGGGTTACTGCTGTTTGGGCTAATTATGGGCGACAGTTTTCACCTGAATTGTGGAAAGTTTTAGTGAAAATCACACACTGGAAAGATGCAGATGTGGAGAGGGAGGAACAACTTAGAAAAGCATTCTCCAATGTTAGACCTGATTATGTTGTTAATAGTTTTTCAGAGCTGCTGAATTTGAAATGAGCATGTGCAGGCTCTAAATTTTTAATGATTTGGAGCTCTTTATGGGGTTGTTTTTTAATTTGGTGATTTTTCCCAATGTTGAGATGTTGTTGAACTCGTGAGTTATATTTAACGTATTTGATGTTAATGAAATAATAATATCACAATGCAAGCTCCCTGCATTTTCTTGTAGGGGCATGCTATTTAGAATAAGCTTATGGTCAAGATTAAATTATGAACTGCTATTTTGATGGGCTGTTTATTATCTTGGGGTTGTTTTCTTTTTGAGTTTTTATGGTTGAGATGAACGTTTGTTAAATGTTTTAATACCCTTTGTTACAACATTCATCATTTTACTGTTTACTATCATGATGTTAGACTGAAATTATTAATTTGTGAAACTAATCATCTAATTTAACAATACAAAATTGAGATCCAATAATCAAAATGCCATAATAATGTCATCGGAGCCTGAACAACTCCGGTGACTTCTGCGCTAAACGGGGACGTTTATGCGCACACACAATCCAAACTCACTTCTTCCGTCACAGATGCAGAAATGCACCTGCGTTTTTTTGCATCCAGCGTTTGACCTCTGCGGAGGTGAATCGTGAACCTCCTACAAGATGGCATCAAATTGCATCGTGGTAACTTCACCGCTATCGGTCAGCAGATCCAGCCTTATCTGGAGGACGGCAAATGCTTTCGCATGGTGCTTAAACCGTGGCGCGAGAGACGCAGTCTTTCCCAGAATGCACTTAGCCACATGTGGTACAGCGAAATCAGTGAATACCTCATAAGCAGGGGGAAATCGTTCGCTACTGCAGCATGGGTAAAAGATGCTCTCAAACACACTTATCTCGGTTATGAAACCAAAGAACTGGTTGATGTCGTAACCGGTGAAATCACCACCATTCAGTCATTACGTCATACCTCCGATCTCGATACCGGAGAGATGTATGTCTTCCTGTGTAAGGTTGAAGCCTGGGCGATGAATATTGGCTGCCACCTGACTATTCCGCAGAGCTGCGAGTTCCAGCTGCTGCGCGACAAGCAGGAGGCGTAATGGCTACACCGCTTATTCGTGTCATGAACGGACACATCTACAGAGTACCAAATCGTCGTAAGCGTAAACCGGAGCTGAAGCCTTCCGAAATACCAACACTGCTCGGATATACCGCCAGCCTGGTTGATAAAAAATGGTTGCGACTGGCAGCAAGGAGGAATCATGGCTGATTTGAGAAAAGCAGCGCGTAGTCGGGAATGCCAGGTAAGAATCCCTGGCGTATGTAATGGCAATCCTGAAACGTCAGTACTGGCACATATCCGGCTGGCTGGATTGTGCGGCACCGGTATCAAACCGCCAGACCTGATTGCCACCATTGCATGTTCTGCCTGCCACGACGAAATCGACCGTCGCACGCATTTTGTTGACGCTGGATATGCAAAAGAATGTGCGCTGGAAGGTATGGCGAGAACACAGGTTATCTGGCTGAAAGAGGGGGTAATTAAGGCGTGAATACTTACTGCATCACACTACCCTGGCCGCCGAGCAATAATCGCTATTACCGCCATAATCGCGGACGCACGCATATCAGCGCAGAGGGGCAGGCATACCGCGATAATGTCGCCCGAATCATTAAAAACGCAATGCTGGATATCGGCCTGGCTATTCCTGTGAAAATCAGCATTGAGTGCCACATGCCGGATCGCCGTCGCCGTGACCTTGATAATCTGCAAAAGGCCGCTTTTGACGCACTCACCAAAGCAGGTTTCTGGCTGGATGATGCTCAGGTCGTTGATTACCGCGTTGTGAAGATGCCCGTTACCAAAGGTGGGAAGCTAGAGCTGACTATCACTGAACTGGGAGATGAATGATGTTTGAGTCTTATATGGCAGAACGTCTTCGCCGCCGCTGGGTGCGCCTGCGCTTATATCGTTTTCCTGGTTCTGTTTTGACCGATTACCGGATACTGAAGAATTACGCCAAAACACTGAAAGGAGCATGTGTATGAAGTCAGAGATAACAATCGACTAATACTGTTTTGTTGATTTTTGCTTGTAATTGGCGTTCTGGCCTAATTTTTGTGGAGTAAGTTGATGCGTGATGTTCAGATGGTTCTTGAGCGTTGGGGGGCGTGGGCAGCTAATAATCATGAAGATGTGACCTGGTCGTCCATTGCTGCCGGTTTTAAGGGATTAATTCCTTCAAAAGTAAAATCTCGCCCGCAATGTTGTGACGATGACGCGATGATCATTTGCGGGTGCATGGCCCGTCTGAAAAAGAACAACAGCGATTTACACGATTTATTAGTAGATTATTATGTATGTGGTATGACATTCATGTCACTGGCAAGTAAGCATTGCTGCTCGGATGGTTATATCGGGAAAAGGTTACAGAAGGCTGAGGGCATAATTGAAGGGATGTTAATGGCATTAGATATCCGGTTAGATATGGATATCGTTGCTAATAATTCTAATTGATATGCAATTATTTACTAAAAGTTATTAAAAATGGGGCGTGGAAACGCCCCCAAAGTAAAGGGTAATATATAACAGAAGGTTTATATAGTAAGAAGCAAGGTAGTGCTTCTAAAGGAAGTGGCTTGAGGGCTCCACTTATATGTTGCGGAGGCAAAGCCTCCCGCAACATATCTTTTTCGTAAGTCAGATTAGAACTGATAAACCAGACCTACAGCGACGATGTCGTCGGTATCAATACCAGCTGTTTTGGTAAACTTACTATCGTCAATTAAGTTGATTTTGTAATCAACAAAAGTGGACATGTTTTTATTAAAGTAGTAAGTAGCACCGACATCGACATACTTGACTAAGTCTCGGTCACCATGAACACCAAGGTCTTTACCTTTTGACTGAAGGTAAGCAACAGATGGGCGCAGACCGAAGTCAAACTGATATTGTGCTACTGCTTCAAAGTTTTGTGCTTTGTTTGCAATATGGTTATTACCAAAAACGGTCATATTCTGAGTTTCAGAATATGTGGTAGCCAGATAGATATTGTTCGCATCATATTTCAGGCCTGCAGCCCATACTTCCGCATTTTTGCCGGAGGCATTGAATTTGCTCTTACCATAGGCGACCTGACCGTCAGTGCGATCTGATTTAGCATAGGTTGCACCCACGCCGAATCCTTCATACTCATAAGTAGTGGAGAAACCGAAACCATCACCATTGGCTTCAGTTACGTCAGTGCGGTCATTTTTACCCTGATACTGAGCAGCAAAGTTCAGGCCATCGACCAGACCAAAGAAGTCGTTGTTACGATAAGTTGCAACACCAGTAGTGCGACCAGTCATGAACACATCTGTTTGGGTCCAGGTATCACCACCGAATTCTGGCAGAACGTCAGTCCACGCACCGATGTCGTATGCTACACCGTAGTTACGGCCGTAATCGATTGAGCCGTAATCACCAAATTTCAGGCCTGCAAATGCAAGACGGGTTTTGTCTTTGGAAGAACCTTGAGATTCAGCACGGTTGCCTTTGAATTCATATTCCCACTGACCGAAACCAGTCAGTTGATCGTTGATTTGGGTTTCACCTTTGAAGCCAAGACGGGCATAAGTAGTATCACCATCATCTGCATCATTAGAGGAGAAGTAGTGCTTGGCATTAACTTTCCCGTATAGATCCAGCTTGTTACTGTCTTTATTATAAATTTCAGCTGCCTGAGCAGACATCGCCATCAGTACTGATGCAGCTACAGCAGAAATTGCCACTGTTAATTTTTTCATTGTACGCCCTTTTTTTGAACTATTATTAAAAAATGATGTCACTGCGCGATAAATATTCATCTAATCAATGTGATTATTTCAAGATGTAAGTTTTAGTTTCTCATTTAATTTGTGAAGTAGATCTCTATTTTTATCTGAACCTTTTCTATCTAATCCTATTCATGGCTCTTGTTTGAACGAAAATAAATCTATTAGCTAATTTATATTAATGGCACTTATTTATAAGCACTCTATAATTCTTTAGCTTAATTTAAACAAACTAAAAATAACATCGGAAATTATTCATTGGTTATTTGTTGAAGTTTTCTTATGTATTTGTGGTGGTGTTTTGAACACTCGGTGGCATTCTCACAAATATCATTTAGTAGTTTACGTACGTAAAAAATTGGTTATGCTGTTAAGAGTGGTTACTTCGTCACACAGCTTAAACCCGCCGTCGAGCGGGTTTTTCCATTTTTTGAGTCTCGATATTAGCTGATAACCCAATACCTGAGTTATTCACTGACTCCGAATCTGTTACGTTTCTGCCTTTATTGCGATACGTAGTATCCCCTTAATTTACACCCGCTTTGTCTGCGAGGTGGGGTTATGAAATCCATGGATAAGTTAACAACGGGTGTCGCCTATGGCACCTCAGCAGGTAGTGCCGGGTACTGGTTTTTACAGTTGCTCGATAAAGTCACGCCCTCACAGTGGGCGGCAATAGGTGTGCTGGGTAGTCTGGTATTTGGCTTGCTGACGTATCTGACAAACCTTTATTTCAAGATTAAAGAAGATAAGCGTAAGGCTGCGAGAGGTGAATAATGTCGCCATCATTACGCAAGGCTATTGCTGCTGCTATTGGTGGTGGGGCTGTTGCCATAGCGTCTGTGCTCATCACTGGTCCGAGTGGTGACGATGGCCTGGAAGGTGTCAGCTACATACCATACAAAGATATTGTTGGTGTATGGACTGTATGTCACGGGCATACAGGAAAAGACATCATGCTCGGTAAAACGTATACCAAAGCAGAATGCAAAGCACTCTTGAATAAAGACCTTGCCACTGTCGCCAGACAAATTAACCCGTACATCACAGTCGATATACCGGAAACAACGCGCGGCGCTCTTTACTCATTCGTTTACAACGTGGGCGCTGGCAATTTCAGAACATCGACGCTTCTTCGCAAAATAAACCAGGGCGATATCAAAGGCGCATGTGATCAGCTACGGCGCTGGACATACGCTGGCGGTAAGCAATGGAAAGGGCTGATGACTCGCCGTGAGATTGAGCGTGAAGTCTGTTTGTGGGGGCAACAATGAGCAGAGTAACCGCGATTATCTCCGCTCTGGTTATCTGCATCATCGTCTGCCTGTCATGGGCTGTTAATCATTACCGTGATAACGCCATCGCCTACAAAGAGCAGCGCGACAAAGCCGCATCTACTATCGCTGACATGCAGAAGCGTCAACGTGATGTAGCAGAACTCGACGCCAGATACACAAAGGAGCTTGCTGATGCTAACGCGACTATCGAAAGTCTACGTGCTGATGTTTCTGCTGGTCGTAAGTGGCTGCACGTCAAAGCAGTCTGTCCGGACAAGCATAAAACCACCGCCGCCTCCGGCGTGGATGATGCTTCCAGCCCCAGACTTACTGACACCGCTCAACGGGATTATTTCGTTCTCAGAGAGCGCATCGAAACCATAACTAACCAATTGAATGGCCTGCAAGAGTATGTGAGATCACAGTGCTCATATTAGAAAAGTCGTATCATAAGATTTTTGTATATGGATGCATTATGTCTGTAAGCGACTCGTCAGAACCGTATTGATATTTACTGAGAGCTCAGATCAACTTTCCAGGGCAACAGATCGCGTACCCGGTTTGCCGGCCAGTCCTGGATATGTTCAATGACGTAACGCAGCCACTTTTCTGGCTCCACATTGTTCAGACGGCATGTGCCGATCAGCGAGTACAACACCGCCGCATGTTCACCACCGCTGTCGGAACCCGCGAACATCCAGTTTTTCCGGCCTACGGCCACTCCCCGTAAGGCGTTCTCTGCGATGTTGTTGTCGATTTCCACCCAGCCATTACTGCAGTACACGTTCAGTGCATCCCACTGTTTCAGCAGGTATGCGAACGCTTTTGCCGTATCTGAGTGACGCGACAGTGTTTTCATCTGTTGCTGTATCCAGTCATACAGTGACTGCATCAGTGGCGCGGCTCTGGCTTTTCTTGCCGCCAGACGCTGTTCTGCTGAACAGCCCCGGACCTCTGCCTCGATGGCATACAGTTCACCGATACGCTGCAGGGCTTCCGTGGTGATGTAGGTGGACGCTCTTGCATGCACATCGTGGATTTTTCTCCGGGCATGAGCCATACACGCGGCTTCCGTTATTCTGCCGGATTCGTATAACGCCCGGTAACCACCGTAAGCATCGGCCTGAAGCACACCGCTGTAACCGGCCAGGTGATTTTGTGGATGGATACCTTTCCGGTCCGGACTGTACGCGAACCAGACCGCCGGGGGCATCTGTGAACCGGCGTTACGGTCATCACGGACGTAGACCCACAGCCGGGCTGTCCGGGTTTTACCGCTGCCCGGCTCCTGGACCGGGACGGGGATATCATCAGCATGGACTTTACCGGGCATCAGCACATACTGGCGCAGGACGTCATACAGCGGCTCCAGCAGTTCAGCAACAGCACCTGTCCAGCGCCCCAGTGTGGCACGGCTCAGCTCCACTCCCTGACGACGGTATATTTCTGACTGGCGGTATAACGGCAGATGGTCTGCATATTTCCCGGTGACAACATGGGCCAGAAGCCCCGCTCCGGCATAACTGCGTGCAATGGGTTTTGAAGGTACTGGTGCCTGCACGATATGGTCGCACCGGCAACAGGCCTGTTTCGGACGTTGTGTTTCGATAACCTTAAAGGCGCTGCTGATAAGCTCCAGTTGCTCTGACACATCACATCCCAGAGAACTGAGTTCACCACCACAGGCAGGACAGCATTCCTCTTCCGGCCGGATAACCCGGGTTTCACGGGGAAGTGAGGCCGGTAACGGTTTACGGGCTGAAGACTGGCGCAGGGCGGATGGCAGTACCGGGTCATATTGCTCACCCAGCGTTTCCGCCATTTCTTCCTGAAGTGCGCTGATTCGCTCCTGTGCTTCCTGTATCTGCCGTTCGGTTTTTGCACGAAGTTTTTCTGAGCTTTTACCGAACTGCATACGTTGCAGTTTCGCAACCAGCGCCTTCAGCCGGTTGATTTCGGAAGCATAAGCCGCCACCCGCTGTGAGAGCAGGCGGTTGTATTCAGCCATCTGGCGGATGGTGTCCTGTTGCGTCTGCAACAGTGCCCGCAGGCGGGCGTTCTCATGAGCAAGTGAGGTGTCCATATCCTCACTTTACAACGGGTTATATGCGGATTCCAGCGCGTTCCGTTCGTTTCGGGTGCTTCCAGTTGATACCTTCAAGAAGCATGGATAACTGAGCCGGAGTAAGGTGCACCTTGCCGTCACGGGTGACTGGCCAGACGAAGCGGCCCCGCTCCAGGCGTTTGGTGAAGAGGCACAGTCCGTCACTGTCAGCCCACAACACTTTTATCTGGTCACCCCGGCGTCCGCGGAAGATGAACAGGTGTCCGGAGAACGGGTCATCCTTCAGGACGTTCTGAACTTTTGATGCCAGGCCGTTAAAGCCATTTCGCATATCGGTGATACCTGCAACCAGCCAGATACGCGAACCTGCAGGGAGAGATATCATCAGTGGCTGCTCCCTTTTATTTCGCGGATAAGTGTCTGTAATAACGCCGGCGTCAGTTTACCTTTAAGCCTGAGAGTTCCGGCCGGCAGAACCAGCTCACAACACAGACTGTCGGACGGTGTATTTATCTGCTCTGGTTCCTGTGCGGGGGCCGGGATTTTATTATCCGGCTCCGGCGTTAACGTCACGGGAAGCAGTGCCGGCATATTTTTTCCGGAAGGCAGCAGGCCACCTTTCCGGTATTGATGACGCCAGTTGAAGAGCAGGTTATCGTTGATTCCGTTTTCCCGGGCGATCTGCGCCACACAGGCTCCGGGCTGCAGTGACTGCTCCACTAAGGCGATTTTAAACTCATAAGGGAAGTTGGGCCGCCGGGGACGTTTTTTTACCACGGGGGCTTCGGATATAACGGTGCTTTCAGGACGTACGACTGGTACCGTGGAAAATTGTCCGTAAAGGCAGGCATCAAGTTCCTGCTCCGACATGCCTGCGGGCAAAGGCCACGAAAGGCCAGCTCTCCGAAAGCGCACGAACATACTACAAACTGTTGATTTTGGTACACCCAGGCGACGCCCGGCCACAACCCGGGGTAAATGTTCTTCAAAGTGAAGACGTAAAGCTTCAGTGATCCAGGTCCGGTGTTTCATACGATAGTGTCCATTAAAAATGATGGACATTATTTTTGTAGAGCCGGAGGAAACAGACCAGACGGTTTAAATGAGCCGGTTACTTATGTCTCAATACGCTCACGCCGCTTTAATCGCTTATCATTTGGTTGCTGATAGCTCAATGCATCCTCGTGATGCATGGGATGCAGCTGTCGCAGAGGTTACGGAAAGCGAATCGTCAAGAAAGAAGATATGCCCACGGGCAACATTTCTCGCCCTGGCGGATAGCGGTTATCTGAAGAATGTAAAACCACAGCATGGGGAGAGAAAGGGCGGTAAGTTGTATCAAAGGGCAATTGAAGTTGCGAATCTGATTCTTGATTTACCCGGAATCAGCAAAGCGGAGTTAGTTGATAAAACTTGCTATAAAGACAGGCAAGGGTCTTATGACATTGCTCTAACTCTCGCTCAGCACGGATTACTCCAGCATCCTCAATAAGATATTAAGTGATTTATGGCCTCGCTTTTAGCGGGGCTTTTTCATATCTGAATCTCACCATGCATATCATCACCTGACTGGAACGTCAGGAGAATTCGTTACCGGGATTCGATAAAGGTATTCAAGCCTGACACATTATGCGCTGTATCGTCGCCGTATTCCTGCATTAACCATGACCGTAGCCCGACGGGGAACTCCTTCTGCGTGAGTGTGCGGGAATAATCAAAAACGATGCACACCGGGTTTTTACCGCGTTTATGGTTCGCGGGGGTGTCCCTCATGCTCGCCAGTCCTGTGCGGGGGTGGAAGAAACAGGACGTGTATTCAGGTCTGTCAGATATTGAATTCATTGCGAATAAACCAGAACGCCTGCGGGTCCTTTCCGGCGATCCGACAGGTTACGGGGCGGCGACCTCGCGGTTTTTCACTATTTATGAAAATTTTCCGGTTTAAGGCGTTTCCGTTCTTCTTCGCCGTAACCTAATGTTTTTATTTAAAACACCCCCTGAAAAGAAAGGAAACGACAGGTGCTGAAAACGGGCTTTTTGGCCTCTGTCGTTTCCTTTCTCTGTTTTTGTCCGTGGAATGAACAATGGAAGTCAACAAAAAGCAGCTGGCTGATATTTTCGGTGCGAGTATCCGTACCATTCAGAACTGGCAGGAGCAGGGAATGCCCGTTCTGCGAGGCGGTGGCAAGGGTAATGAGGTGCTTTATGATTCTGCCGCCGTCATAAAATGGTATGCCGAAAGGGATGCTGAAATTGAGAACGAAAAGCTGCGCCGGGAGGTTGAAGAACTGCGGCTGGCCAGCGAGGCAGATCTTCACCCCGGAACACTTGAATTTGAGCGCCATCGCCTGACCCGTGCTCAGGCGACGGCGCAGGAACTGAAAAATGCCAAAGAATCGGCTGAAGTGGTGGAAACCGCATTCTGTACTTTCGTGCTGTCGCGTATAGCAAGGGAAATATCCAGTATTCTCGACGGTATTCCTCTGTCGGTGCAGCGACGTTTTCCTGAGCTGGATAACCGGCATATTGATTTCCTGAAACGGGATATCATCAAAGCCATGAACAAAGCAGCCGCGCTGGATGAACTGATACCGGGGTTGCTGAGTGAATATATCGAACAGTCAGGTTGACAGGCTGCGGCATTTTGTCCGCGCCGGGCTTCGTGCCCTGTTCAGGCCGGAGCCACAGACCGCCGTTGAATGGGCGGATGCCAATTACTATCTCCCGAAAGAATCCGCATACCAGGAAGGGCGCTGGGAAACACTGCCCTTTCAGCGGGCCATCATGAATGCGATGGGCAGCGACTACATCCGTGAGGTGAATGTGGTGAAGTCTGCCCGTGTCGGTTATTCCAAAATGCTGCTGGGTGTTTATGCCTACTTCATAGAGCATAAGCAGCGTAACACCCTTATCTGGCTGCCGACGGATGGTGATGCCGAAAACTTTATGAAAACCCACGTCGAGCCGACCATCCGTGATATTCCGTCGCTGCTGGCGCTGGCCCCGTGGTATGGCAAAAAGCACCGGGATAACACGCTCACCATGAAGCGTTTTTCCAATGGTCGTGGTTTCTGGTGCCTGGGCGGTAAAGCGGCAAAAAACTACCGTGAAAAGTCGGTGGATGTGGCGGGTTATGATGAACTTGCTGCCTTTGATGATGATATTGAACAGGAAGGCTCTCCGACGTTCCTGGGTGACAAGCGTATTGAAGGCTCGGTCTGGCCAAAGTCCATCCGTGGCTCCACGCCCAAAGTGAGAGGAACCTGCCAGATTGAGCGTGCAGCCAGTGAATCCCCGCATTTTATGCGTTTTCATGTTGCCTGCCCGCACTGCGGGGAGGAGCAGTATCTTAAATTTGGCGACAAAGAGACGCCGTTTGGCCTCAAATGGACGCCGGATGATCCCGCCAGCGTGTTTTATCTCTGCGAGCATAATGCCTGCGTCATCCGCCAGCAGGAGCTGGATTTCACTGATGCCCGTTATATCTGCGAAAAGACCGGGATCTGGACCCGTGATGGCATTCTCTGGTTTTCGTCATCCGGTGAAGAGATTGAACCGCCTGACAGTGTGACCTTTCACATCTGGACAGCGTACAGCCCGTTCACCACCTGGGTGCAGATTGTCAAAGACTGGATGAAGACGAAAGGGGATACGGGAAAACGTAAAACCTTCGTGAACACCACGCTCGGTGAGACGTGGGAAGCGAAAATCGGCGAACGTCCGGATGCTGAAGTGATGGCAGAGCGGAAAGAGCATTATTCAGCGCCCGTTCCTGACCGTGTGGCTTACCTGACCGCCGGTATCGACTCCCAGCTGGATCGCTACGAAATGCGCGTATGGGGATGGGGGCCGGGTGAGGAAAGCTGGCTGATTGACCGGCAGATTATTATGGGCCGCCACGACGATGAACAGACGCTGCTGCGTGTGGATGAGGCCATCAATAAAACCTATACCCGCCGGAATGGTGCAGAAATATCGGTATCCCGTATCTGCTGGGATATTGGCGGGATTGACCCGACCATCGTGTATGAACGCTCGAAAAAACATGGGCTGTTCCGGGTGATCCCCATTAAAGGGGCATCCGTCTACGGAAAGCCGGTGGCCAGCATGCCACGTAAGCGAAACAAAAACGGGGTTTACCTTACCGAAATCGGTACGGATACCGCGAAAGAGCAGATTTATAACCGCTTCACACTGACGCCGGAAGGGGATGAACCGCTTCCCGGTGCCGTTCACTTCCCGAATAACCCGGATATTTTTGATCTGACCGAAGCGCAGCAGCTGACTGCTGAAGAGCAGGTCGAAAAATGGGTGGATGGCAGGAAAAAAATACTGTGGGACAGCAAAAAGCGACGCAATGAAGCACTCGACTGCTTCGTTTATGCGCTGGCGGCGCTGCGTATCAGTATTTCCCGCTGGCAGCTGGATCTCAGTGCGCTGCTGGCGAGCCTGCAGGAAGAGGATAGTGCAGCAACCAACAAGAAAACACTGGCAGATTACGCCCGTGCCTTATCCGGAGAGGATGAATGACGCGACAGGAAGAACTTGCCGCTGCCCGTGCGGCACTGCATGACCTGATGACAGGAAAACGGGTGGCAACAGTACAGAAAGACGGACGAAGGGTGGAGTTTACGGCCACTTCCGTGTCTGACCTGAAAAAATACATTGCGGAGCTGGAAGTGCAGACCGGCATGACACAGCGACGCAGGGGACCTGCAGGATTTTATGTATGAAAACGCCCACCATTCCCACCCTTCTGGGGCCGGACGGCATGACATCACTGCGTGAATATGCCGGTTATCACGGCGGTGGCAGCGGATTTGGTGGGCAGTTGCGGGCGTGGAATCCACCGAGTGAAAGTGTGGATGCAGCCCTGCTGCCCAACTTTACCCGTGGCAATGCCCGCGCGGACGATCTGGTACGCAATAACGGCTATGCTGCCAACGCCATCCAGCTGCATCAGGATCATATCGTCGGGTCTTTTTTCCGGCTCAGTCATCGCCCAAGCTGGCGCTATCTGGGCATCGGGGAGGAAGAAGCCCGTGCCTTTTCCCGCGAGGTTGAAGCGGCATGGAAAGAGTTTGCCGAGGACGACTGTTGCTGCATTGACGTTGAGCGAAAACGCACGTTCACCATGATGATTCGGGAAGGTGTGGCCATGCATGCCTTTAACGGTGAACTGTTCGTTCAGGCCACCTGGGATACCAGCCCGTCGCGACTGTTCCGGACACAGTTCCGGATGGTCAGTCCGAAGCGTATCAGCAACCCGAACAATACCGGCGACAGCCGGAACTGCCGTGCCGGTGTGCAGATTAATGACAGCGGTGCGGCGCTGGGATATTACGTCAGCGAGGACGGCTATCCTGGCTGGATGCCGCAGAAATGGACATGGATACCCCGTGAGTTACCCGGCGGGCGCGCCTCGTTCATTCACGTTTTTGAACCCGTGGAGGACGGGCAGACCCGCGGTGCAAATGTGTTTTACAGCGTGATGGAGCAGATGAAGATGCTCGACACGCTGCAGAACACGCAGCTGCAGAGCGCCATTGTGAAGGCGATGTATGCCGCCACCATTGAGAGTGAGCTGGATACGCAGTCAGCGATGGATTTTATTCTGGGCGCGAACAGTAAGGAGCAGCGGGACAAGCTGACCGGCTGGATTGGTGAAATTGCCGCGTATTACGCCGCAGCACCGGTCCGTCTGGGAGGCGCAAAAGTGCCGCACCTGATGCCGGGTGACTCACTGAACCTGCAGACGGCTCAGGACACGGATAACGGCTACTCCGTGTTTGAGCAGTCACTGCTGCGGTATATCGCTGCCGGACTGGGTGTCTCGTATGAGCAGCTTTCCCGGAATTACGCCCAGATGAGCTACTCCACGGCACGGGCCAGCGCGAACGAGTCGTGGGCGCACTTTATGGGGCGGCGAAAATTCGTCGCATCCCGTCAGGCGAGCCAGATGTTTCTGTGCTGGCTGGAAGAGGCCATCGTTCGCCGCGTGGTGACGTTACCTTCAAAAGCGCGCTTCAGTTTTCAGGAAGCCCGCAGTGCCTGGGGGAACTGCGACTGGATAGGCTCCGGTCGTATGGCCATCGATGGTCTGAAAGAAGTTCAGGAAGCGGTGATGCTGATAGAAGCCGGACTGAGCACCTACGAGAAAGAGTGCGCGAAACGCGGTGACGACTATCAGGAAATTTTTGCCCAGCAGGTCCGTGAAACGATGGAGCGCCGCGCAGCTGGTCTTAAACCGCCCGCCTGGGCGGCTGCAGCATTTGAATCCGGGCTGCGACAATCAACAGAGGAGGAGAAGAGTGACAGCAGAGCTGCGTAATCTCCCGCATATTGCCAGCATGGCCTTTAATGAGCCGCTGATGCTTGAACCCGCCTATGCGCGGGTTTTCTTTTGTGCGCTTGCAGGCCAGCTTGGGATCAGCCGCCTGACGGATGCGGTGTCCGGCGACAGCCTGACTGCCCAGGAGGCACTCGCGACGCTGGCATTATCCGGTGATGATGACGGCCCACGACAGACCCGCAGTTATCAGGTCATGAACGGCATCGCCGTGCTGCCGGTGTCCGGCACGCTGGTCAGCCGGACGCGGGCGCTGCAGCCGTATTCGGGAATGACCGGTTACAACGGCATTATCGCCCGTCTGCAACAGGCTGCCAGCGACCCGATGGTGGACGGCATTCTGCTCGATATGGACACGCCCGGCGGAATGGTGGCAGGGGCATTTGACTGCGCTGACATCATCGCCCGTGTGCGTGACATAAAGCCGGTATGGGCGCTGGCCAATGACATGAACTGCAGTGCAGGGCAGCTGCTTGCCAGCGCCGCCTCCCGGCGTCTGGTCACGCAGACCGCCCGGACAGGCTCCATCGGCGTCATGATGGCTCACAGTAATTACGGTGCTGCGCTGGAGAAACAGGGCGTGGAAATCACGCTGATTTACAGCGGCAGCCATAAGGTGGATGGCAACCCCTACAGCCATCTTCCGGATGACGTCCGGGAGACACTGCAGTCCCGGATGGATGCAACCCGCCAGATGTTTGCGCAGAAGGTGTCGGCATATACCGGCCTGTCCGTGCAGGCTGTGCTGGATACCGAGGCTGCAGTGTACAGCGGTCAGGAGGCCATTGATGCCGGACTGGCTGATGAACTTGTCAACAGCACCGATGCGATCACCGTTATGCGTGATGCACTGGATGCACGTAAATCCCGTCTCTCAGGAGGGCGAATGACCAAAGAGACTCAATCAACAACTGTTTCAGCCACTGCTTCGCAGGCTGACGTTACTGACGTGGTGCCAGCGACGGAGGGCGAAAACGCCAGCGCGGCGCAACCGGACGTGAACGCGCAGATCACCGCAGCGGTTGCGGCAGAAAACAGCCGCATTATGGGGATCCTCAACTGTGAGGAGGCTCACGGACGCGAAGAACAGGCGCGCGTTCTGGCAGAAACCCCCGGTATGACCGTGGAAACGGCCCGCCGCATTCTGGCCGCAGCACCACAGAGTGCACAGGCGCGCAGTGACACTGCGCTGGATCGTCTGATGCAGGGGGCACCGGCTCCGCTGGCTGCAGGTAACCCGGCATCTGATGCCGTTAACGATTTGCTGAACACACCAGTGTAAGGGATGTTTATGACGAGCAAAGAAACCTTTACCCATTACCAGCCGCTGGGCAACAGTGACCCGGCACATACGGCAACCGCGCCCGGCGGATTGAGTGCGAAAGCGCCTGCAATGACCCCGCTGATGCTGGACACCTCCACCCGTAAGCTGGTTGCGTGGGATGGCACTACCGACGGTGCTGCCGTTGGCATTCTGGCGGTTGATGCTGACCAGACCAGCACCACGCTGACGTTCTACAAGTCAGGCACGTTCCGTTATGAGGATGTGCTCTGGCCGGAGGCTGCCAGCGACGAGACGAAAAAACGGACCGCGTTTGCCGGAACGGCAATCAGCATCGTTTAACCTTACCCTTCATCACTAAAGGCCGCCTGTGCGGCTTTTTTACGGGATTTTTTTATGTCGATGTACACAACCGCCCAGCTGCTGGCGGCAAATGAGAAGAAATTTAAGTTTGATCCGCTGTTTCTGCGTCTCTTTTTCCGTGAGAGCTATCCCTTCACCACGGAGAAAGTCTATCTCTCACAAATTCCGGGACTGGTAAACATGGCGCTGTACGTTTCGCCGATTGTTTCCGGTGAGGTTATCCGATCCCGTGGCGGCTCCACCTCTGAATTTACACCGGGATATGTCAAACCCAAGCATGAGGTGAATCCGCAGATGACCCTGCGTCGCCTGCCGGATGAAGATCCACAGAATCTGGCGGACCCGGCTTACCGCCGCCGTCGCATCATCATGCAGAACATGCGAGACGAAGAGCTGGCCATTGCTCAGGTCGAAGAGATGCAGGCAGTTTCTGCCGTGCTTAAGGGCAAATACACCATGACCGGTGAAGCCTTCGATCCGGTTGAAGTGGATATGGGCCGCAGTGCGGCGAACAACATCACACAGTCCGGTGGTACGGAGTGGAGCAAGCGTGACAAGTCCACGTATGACCCGACCGACGATATCGAAGCCTACGCGCTGAACGCCAGCGGCGTGGTGAATATCATCGTGTTTGATCCGAAAGGCTGGGCGCTGTTCCGTTCCTTCAAAGCCGTCAAGGAGAAGCTGGATACCCGTCGCGGCTCTAATTCCGAGCTGGAGACAGCGGTAAAAGACCTGGGCGAAGCGGTGTCCTATAAGGGGATGTATGGCGATACGGCGATCGTCGTGTATTCCGGACAGTACGTGGAAAACGACGTCAAAAAGAACTTCCTGCCGGACAACACGATGGTGCTGGGGAACACTCAGGCACGCGGTCTGCGCACCTATGGCTGCATTCAGGATGCGGACGCACAGCGCGAAGGTATTAACGCCTCTGCCCGCTACCCGAAAAACTGGGTGACCACCGGCGATCCGGCGCGTGAGTTCACCATGATTCAGTCAGCACCGCTGATGCTGCTGGCTGACCCTGATGCGTTCGTGTCCGTACAACTGGCGTAATCATGGCCCTTCGGGGCCATTTTCTCTCTGTGGAGGAGTCCATGACGAAAGATGAACTGATTGCCCGTCTCCGCTCGCTGGGTGAACAACTGAACCGTGATATCAGCCTGACGGGGACGAAAGAAGAACTGGCGCTCCGTGTGGCAGAGCTGGAAGAAGAGCTTGATGACACGGGCGACACTGCCGGTCAGGATACCCCTCTCAGCCCGGAAAATGTGCTGACCGGACATGAAAATGAGGTTGTATCAGCGCAGCCGGATACCGTGACTGATACGGCTGATCTGGTCACGGTTGTGGCACTGGTGACGCTGCATACTGATGCACTTCACGCCACGCGGGATGAGGCTGTGGCATTTGTGCTGCCGGGAACGGCGTTCCGTGTCTCTGCCGGTGTGGCAGCTGAAATGACAGAGCGCGGCCTGGCCAGAATGCAATAACGGGAGGCGCTGTGGCTGATTTCGATAACCTGTTCGATGCTGCCATTGCCTGCGCCGATGAAACGATACGCGGGTACATGGGAACGTCAGCCACCATGACATCCGGTGAGCAGTCCGGTGCTGTGATACGTGGTGTTTTTGATGACCCTGAAAATATCAGCTATGCCGGACAGGGCGTGCGCGTTGAAGGCTCCAGCCCGTCCCTGTTTGTCCGGACTGATGATGTGCGGCAGCTGCGGCGCGGCGACACGCTGATCATCGGTGAGGAAAACTTCTGGATAGACCGGATTTCGCCGGATGATGGCGGAAGCTGTCATCTCTGGCTTGGTCGGGGCGTACCGCCTGCCGTTAACCGTCGCCGCTGAAAGGGGGATGTATGGCCATAAAAGGTCTTGAGCAGGCCGTTGAAAACCTCAGCCGTATCAGCAGAACGGCGGTGCCCGGTGCCGCCGCAATGGCCATTAACCGCGTTGCTTCATCCGCGATATCGCAGTCGGCGTCACAGGTTGCCCGTGAGACAAAGGTACGCCGGAAACTGGTAAAGGAAAGGGCCAGGCTGAAAAGGGCCACGGTCAAAAATCCGCAGGCCAGAATCAAGGTTAACCGGGGGGATTTGCCCGTAATAAAGCTGGGTAACGCGCGGGTTGTCCTGTCCCGACGCAGGCGTCGTAAAAAGGGGCAGCGTTCATCCCTGAAAGGTGGCGGCAGCGTGCTTGTGGTGGGAAACCGTCGTATTCCCGGCGCGTTTATTCAGCAACTGAAAAATGGCCGGTGGCATGTCATGCAGCGTGTGGCCGGGAAAAACCGTTACCCCATTGATGTGGTGAAAATCCCGATGGCGGTGCCGCTGACCACGGCGTTTAAACAGAATATTGAGCAGATACGGCGTGAACGTCTTCCGAAAGAGCTGGGCTATGCGCTGCAGCATCAACTTAGGATGGTAATAAAGCGATGAAACATACTGATATCCGTGCAGCCGTACTGGATGCACTGGAGAGGCATGACACCGGGGCGACGTTTTTTGATGGTCGCCCCGCTGTTTTTGATGAGGCGGATTTTCCGGCAGTTGCCGTTTATCTCACCGGCGCTGAATACACGGGCGAAGAGCTGGACAGCGATACCTGGCAGGCGGAGCTGCATATCGAAGTTTTCCTGCCTGCTCATGTGCCGGATTCAGAGCTGGATGCGTGGATGGAGTCCCGGATTTATCCGGTGATGAGCGATATCCCGGCACTGTCAGATTTGATCACCAGTATGGTGGCCAGTGGCTATGACTACCGGCGCGACGATGATGCGGGCCTGTGGAGTTCAGCCGATCTGACTTATGTCATTACCTATGAAATGTGAGGACGATATGCCAACACCAAATCCTCTGGCACCGGTGAAAGGGGCCGGGACCACACTGTGGGTTTATAACGGGAGCGGCGACCCTTACGCAAACCCGCTTTCAGACGTTGACTGGTCGCGTCTGGCAAAGGTTAAAGACCTGACGCCCGGCGAACTGACCGCTGAGTCCTATGACGACAGCTATCTCGATGATGAAGATGCGGACTGGACTGCGACCGGACAGGGGCAGAAATCAGCCGGAGATACCAGCTTCACGCTGGCGTGGATGCCCGGAGAGCAGGGGCAGCAGGCGCTGCTGGCGTGGTTTAATGAAGGTGATACCCGTGCCTATAAAATCCGCTTCCCGAACGGCACGGTCGATGTGTTCCGCGGCTGGGTCAGCAGCATCGGTAAGGCGGTGACAGCGAAGGAAGTGATCACCCGTACGGTGAAGGTCACCAATGTGGGCCGTCCGTCAATGGCAGAAGATCGCAGCACGGTAACAGCGGCAACCGGCATGACCGTGACGCCTGCCAGCACCTCGGTGGTTAAAGGGCAGAGCACGACGCTGACCGTGGCATTCCAGCCGGAAGGCGCAACCGACAAGAGCTTCCGTGCGGTGTCTGCGGATAAAACAAAAGCCACCGTGTCGGTCAGTGGTATGACCATCACCGTGAAAGGTGTTGCTGCAGGCAAGGTCAACATTCCGGTCGTATCCGGTAATGGTGAGTTTGCTGCGGTTGCAGAAATCAACGTCACCGCCAGTTAATCCGGAGAATCAGCGATGTTCCTGAAAACCGAATCATTTGAACATAACGGCGTGACCGTCACGCTTTCTGAACTGTCAGCCCTGCAGCGTATTGAGCATCTCGCCCTGATGAAACGGCAGGCAGAACAGGCGGAGTCAGACAGCAACCGGAAGTTTACTGTGGAAGACGCCATCAGAACCGGTGCTTTTGTGGTGGCGATGTCCCTGTGGCATAACCATCCACAGAAGACAAAGCAGCCGTCCATGAATGAAGCCGTTAAACAGATTGAGCAGGAAGTGCTTACCACCTGGCCCGCGGAGGCAATTTCTCATGCTGAAAACGTGGTGTACCGGCTGTCCGGTATGTATGAGTTTGTGGTGAATGATACTCCTGAACAGGCAGATGACGCCGGGCCTGCAGAGCCTGTTTCTGCGGGAAAGTTTTCGACGGTGAGCTGAGTTTTGCCCTGAAACTGGCGCGAGAGATGGGGCGACCCGACTGGCGCGCCATGCTTGCCGGGATGTCATCCACGGAGTACGCCGACTGGCACCGCTTTTACAGTACCCATTATTTTCATGATGTTCTGCTGGATATGCACTTTTCCGGGCTGACGTACACCGTACTCAGCCTGTTTTTCAGCGATCCGGATATGCATCCGCTGGATTTCAGTCTGCTTAACCGGCGCGAGGCTGACGAAGAGCCTGAAGATGATGTGCTGATGCAGAAAGCGGCAGGGCTTGCCGGAGGCGTCCGCTTTGGTCCGGACGGGAATGAAGTTATCCGCGCTTCCCCGGATGTGGCTGAAATGACGGAGGATGACGTAATGCTGATGACAGTATCAGAAGGGATCGCAGGAGGAGTCCGGTATGGCTGAACCGGTAGGCGATCTGGTCGTTGATTTAAGTCTGGATGCGGCCAGGTTTGACGAGCAGATGGCCAGAGTCAGGCGTCATTTTTCCGGTACGGAAAGTGATGCGAAAAAAACAGCGGCAGTCGTTGAACAGTCGCTGAGCCGACAGGCGCTGGCTGCACAGAAAGCGGGGATTTCCGTCGGGCAGTATAAAGCCGCCATGCGTATGCTGCCTGCACAGTTCACCGACGTGGCCACGCAGCTTGCAGGCGGGCAAAGTCCGTGGCTGATCCTGCTGCAACAGGGTGGTCAGGTGAAGGACTCCTTCGGCGGGATGATCCCCATGTTCAGGGGGCTTGCCGGTGCGATCACCCTGCCGATGGTGGGGGCCACCTCGCTGGCGGTGGCGACCGGTGCGCTGGCGTATGCCTGGTATCAGGGCAACTCAACCCTGTCCGATTTCAACAAAACGCTGGTCCTTTCCGGTCATCAGTCGGGTCTGACGGCAGATCGTATGCTGGTCCTGTCCAGAGCCGGGCAGGCGGCAGGGCTGACGTTTAACCAGACCAGCGAGTCACTCAGTGCACTGGTTAAGGCGGGGGTAAGCGGTGAGGCTCAGATTGCGTCCATCAGCCAGAGTGTGGCGCGTTTCTCCTCTGCATCCGGCGTGGAGGTGGACAAGGTCGCTGAAGCCTTCGGGAAGCTGACCACAGACCCGACGTCGGGGCTGACGGCGATGGCACGCCAGTTCCATAACGTGACGGCGGAGCAGATTGCGTATGTTGCTCAGTTGCAGCGTTCCGGCGATGAAGCCGGGGCATTGCAGGCGGCGAACGAGGCCGCAACGAAAGGGTTTGATGACCAGACCCGCCGCCTGAAAGAGAACATGGGCACGCTGGAGACCTGGGCAGACAGGACAGCGCGGGCATTCAAATCCATGTGGGATGCGGTGCTGGATATTGGTCGTCCTGATACCGCGCAGGAGATGCTGATTAAGGCAGAGGCCGCGTTTAAGAAAGCAGACGATATCTGGAATCTGCGCAAGGATGATTATTTTGTTAACGATGAAGCACGGGCGCGTTACTGGGATGATCGTGAAAAGGCCCGTCTTGCGCTTGAAGCCGCCCGAAAGAAGGCTGAGCAGCAGACTCAACAGGACAAAAATGCGCAGCAGCAGAGCGATACCGAAGCGTCACGGCTGAAATATACCGAAGAGGCGCAGAAGGCTTACGAACGCCTGCAGACGCCGCTGGAGAAATATACCGCCCGTCAGGAAGAACTGAATAAGGCACTGAAAGACGGGAAAATCCTGCAGGCAGATTACAACACGCTGATGGCGGCAGCGAAAAAGGATTATGAAGCGACGCTGAAAAAGCCGAAGCAGTCCGGCGTGAAGGTGTCTGCGGGCGATCGTCAGGAAGACAGTGCTCATGCTGCCCTGCTGACGCTTCAGGCAGAACTCCGGATGCTGGAGAAGCATGCCGGAGCGAATGAGAAAATCAGCCAGCAGCGCCGGGATTTGTGGAAGGCGGAGAATCAGTTCGCGGTACTGGAGGAGGCGGCGCAACGTCGCCAGCTGTCTGCACAGGAGAAATCCCTGCTGGCGCATAAAGACGAGACGCTGGAGTACAAGCGCCAGCTGGCTGCACTTGGCGATAAGGTCACGTATCAGGAGCACCTGAATGCGCTGGCGCAGCAGGCGGATAAATTCGCACAGCAGCAACGGGCAAAACGGGCCGCCATTGATGCGAAAAGCCGGGGGCTGACTGACCGGCAGGCAGCGCGGGAAGCCACGGAACAGCGCCTGAAGGAACAGTATGGCGATAATCCGCTGGCGCTGAATAACGTCATGTCAGAGCAGAAAAAGACCTGGGCGGCTGAAGACCAGCTTCGCGGGAGCTGGATGGCAGGCCTGAAGTCCGGCTGGAGTGAGTGGGAAGAGAGCGCCACGGACAGTATGTCGCAGGTTAAAAGTGCTGCCACGCAGACCTTTGATGGTATTGCACAGAATATGGCGGCGATGCTGACCGGCAGTGAACAGAACTGGCGCAGCTTCACCCGCTCCGTGCTGTCCATGATGACAGAAATTCTGCTTAAGCAGGCAATGGTGGGGATTGTCGGGAGTATCGGCAGCGCCATTGGCGGTGCTGCCAGTGGTGGAGCATCAGCGTCAGGTGGTACAGCCATTCAGGCCGCTGCGGCGAAATTCCATTTTGCGACCGGGGGATTTACGGGAACCGGCGGCAAATATGAGCCAGCGGGGATTGTTCACCGTGGTGAATTTGTCTTCACGAAGGAGGCAACCAGCCGGATTGGCGTGGGGAATCTCTACCGGCTGATGCGCGGCTATGCCACCGGCGGTTATGTCGGTACACCGGGCAGTCTGGCGGACAGCCGGTCGCAGGCGTCCGGGACGTTTGAGCAGAATAACCATGTGGTGATTAACAACGACGGCACGAACGGTCAGATAGGGCCACAGGCACTGAAGGCTGTTTATGACGTAGCCCGTAAGGCGGCAATGGATGTTGTGACCGGGCAGATGCGCGATGGTGGTCTGTTCTCCGGAGGTGGACGATGAAAACCTTCCGCTGGAAAGTGAAACCCGGTATGGATGTAGCTTCGGCCCCTTCCGTAAGAAAGGTGCGCTTTGGTGATGGCTATTCCCAGCGAGCGCCTGCCGGGCTGAACGCTGACCTGAAAACGTACAGCGTGACGCTTTCTGTTCCCCGTTGGGAGGCCACAGCGCTGGAGTCGTTTCTGGCTGAGCACGGGGGCTGGAAAGCCTTTCTGTGGACGCCGCCTTATGAGTGGCGGCAGATAAAGGTGACCTGCGCAAAATGGTCGTCGCGGGTCAGTATGCTGCGTGTTGAGTTCAGCGCAGAGTTTGAACAGGTGGTGAACTGATGCAGGATATCCGGCAGGAAACACTGAATGAATGCACCCGTGCGGAGCAGTCGGCCAGCGTGGTGCTCTGGGAAATCGATCTGACAGAGGTCGGTGGAGAGCGTTATTTTTTCTGTAATGAGCAGAACGAAAAAGGTGAGCCGGTCACCTGGCAGGGGCGACAGTATCAGGCGTATCCCATTCAGGGGAGCGGTTTTGAACTGAATGGCAAAGGCACCAGTACGCGCCCCACGCTGACGGTTTCTAACCTGTACGGTATGGTCACCGGGATGGTGGAAGATCTGCAGAGTCTGGTCGGCGGAACGGTGGTCAGGCGTAAGGTTTACGCCCGTTTTCTGGATGCGGTGAATTTCGTCAACGGAAACAGCGATGCCGATCCGGAGCAGGAGGTGATCAGCCGCTGGCGCGTCGAGCAGTGCAGCGAACTGAGCACGGTCAGTGCCTCCTTTGTGTTGTCCACGCCGACGGAAACGGATGGTGCTGTTTTTCCGGGGCGCATCATGCTGGCCAACACCTGCACCTGGACCTATCGCGGTGATGAGTGCGGTTATAGCGGTCCGGCGGTCGCGGATGAATATGACCAGCCGACGTCCGATATCACGAAGGATAAATGCAGCAAATGCCTGAGCGGTTGTAAGTTCCGCAATAACGTCGGCAACTTTGGCGGCTTCCTTTCCATTAACAAACTTTCGCAGTAAATCCCATGACACAGACAGAATCAGCGATTCTGGCGCACGCCCGGCGATGTGCGCCAGCGGAGTCGTGCGGCTTCGTGGTGAGAACGCCGGAGGGGGAAAGATATTTTCCCTGCGTGAATATCTCCGGTGAGCCGGAGGATTATTTCCGGATGTCGCCGGAGGACTGGCTGCAGGCAGAAATGCAGGGTGAGATTGTGGCGCTGGTCCACAGTCATCCCGGTGGTCTGCCCTGGCTGAGTGAGGCCGACCGGCGGCTGCAGGTGCAGAGTGATTTGCCGTGGTGGCTGGTCTGCCGGGGGGCGATTCATAAGTTCCGCTGTGTGCCGCATCTCACCGGGCGGCGCTTTGAGCACGGGGTGACGGACTGTTACACGCTGTTCCGGGACGCTTACCATCTGGCGGGGATTGAGATGCCGGACTTTCATCGTGAGGATGACTGGTGGCGTAACGGCCAGAATCTCTATCTTGATAATCTGGAGGCCACAGGGCTGTATCAGGTGCCGTTGTCAGCGGCGCAGCCGGGCGATGTGCTGCTGTGCTGCTTTGGTTCATCGGTGCCGAATCATGCCGCCATTTACTGTGGTGACGGCGAGCTGCTGCACCATATTCCTGAACAACTGAGCAAACGAGAGAGGTACACCGACAAATGGCAGCGACGCACACACTCCCTCTGGCGTCACCGGGCATGGCACGCATCTGCCTTTACGGGGATTTACAACGATTTGGCCGCCGCATCGATCTTCGTGTGAAAACAGGGGCTGAAGCCATCCGGGCGCTGGCCACGCAGCTTCCGTCGTTTCGTCAGAAACTGAGCGACGGCTGGTATCAGGTACGGATTGCCGGGCGGGATGTCAGCACGTCCGGATTAACGGCGCAGTTACATGAGGCTCTGCCTGATGGCGCTGTGATTCATATTGTTCCCAGAGTCGCCGGGGCCAAGCCCGGAGGTGTATTCCAGATTGTCCTGGGAGCAGCCGCCATTGCCGGATCATTCTTTACCGCCGGAGCCACCCTTGCAGCATGGGGGGCAGCCATTGGGGCCGGTGGTATGACCGGCATCCTGTTTTCTCTCGGTGCCAGTATGGTGCTCGGTGGTGTGGCGCAGATGCTGGCACCGAAAGCCCGGACGCCCACAGCGACCAGCACGGATAACGGTAAGCAGAACACCTATTTCTCCTCACTGGATAACATGGTTGCCCAGGGCAATGTTCTGCCCGTTCTGTTCGGTGAAATGCGCGTGGGGTCACGTGTGGCATCTCAGGAAATCAGTACAGCTGATGAAGGTGATGGTGGTGAAATCGTGGTGATTGGTCGCTGATGGAACATGTTTTATGTGAAACCGCCTGCGGGCGGTTTTGTCGTTTATGGAGCATGAGGAATGGGTAAAGGCAGCAGTAAGGGGCATACCCCGCGCGAAGCGAAGGACAACCTGAAATCCACGCAGTTGCTGAGTGTGATCGATGTCATCAGCGAAGGGCCGGTTGAAGGTCCGGTGGATGGGTTAAAAAGCGTGCTGCTGAACAGTACGCCGGTGCTGGACAGTGAGGGGAATACCAATATCTCCGGTGTCACGGTGGTGTTCCGGGCAGGTGAGCAGGAGCAGACACCGCCGGAGGGGTTTGAATCCTCCGGCTCCGAGACGGTGCTGGGTACGGAAGTGAAATATGACACGCCGATCACCCGCACCATCACGTCGGCAAACATCGACCGTCTGCGTTTTACTTTCGGCGTGCAGGCACTGGTGGAAACCACCTCAAAAGGGGACCGGAATCCGTCGGAAGTCCGCCTGCTGGTTCAGATACAGCGTAACGGTGGCTGGGTGACGGAAAAAGACATCACCATTAAGGGCAAAACCACCTCACAGTATCTGGCCTCGGTGGTGGTGGATAACCTGCCGCCGCGCCCGTTTAATATCCGGATGCGCAGAATGACGCCGGACAGCACCACAGACCAGCTGCAGAACAAAACGCTCTGGTCGTCATACACCGAAATTATCGATGTGAAACAGTGCTACCCGAACACGGCACTGGTCGGCGTGCAGGTGGATTCGGAGCAGTTCGGCAGCCAGCAGGTGAGCCGTAATTATCATCTGCGCGGGCGCATTCTGCAGGTGCCGTCGAACTATGATCCGGAAAAACGCACTTACAGCGGTATCTGGGACGGAACGTTAAAACCGGCATACAGCAACAACATGGCCTGGTGTCTGTGGGATATGCTGACCCATCCGCGCTACGGCATGGGGAAACGTCTTGGTGCGGCGGATGTGGATAAATGGGCGCTGTATGTCATCGGCCAGTACTGTGACCAGTCTGTACCGAATGGTTTTGGTGGAACGGAGCCGCGCATCACCTGTAACGCTTACCTGACCACACAGCGTAAGGCGTGGGATGTTCTCAGTGATTTCTGCTCGGCGATGCGCTGTATGCCGGTATGGAACGGGCAGACGCTGACGTTCGTGCAGGACCGACCGTCGGATAAGGTGTGGACCTATAACCGCAGTAATGTGGTGATGCCGGATGATGACGCGCCGTTCCGCTACAGCTTCAGCGCCCTGAAGGACCGCCATAATGCCGTTGAGGTGAACTGGATTGACCCGAACAACGGCTGGGAGACGGCAACAGAGCTCGTGGAGGACACGCAGGCCATTCTCCGTTACGGTCGTAACGTCACGAAGATGGATGCCTTTGGCTGTACCAGCCGGGGGCAGGCACACCGCGCCGGGCTGTGGCTGATTAAAACAGAACTGCTGGAAACGCAGACCGTGGATTTCAGCGTCGGCGCAGAAGGGCTTCGCCATGTACCGGGCGATGTTATTGAAATCTGTGATGATGACTATGCCGGTATCAGCACCGGTGGTCGTGTGCTGGCGGTGAACAGCCAGACCCGGACGCTGACGCTCGACCGTGAAATCACGCTGCCATCCTCCGGTACCACGCTGATAAGCCTGGTTGACGGAAGTGGCAATCCGGTCAGCGTGGAGGTTCAGTCCGTCACCGACGGCGTGAAGGTAAAAGTGAGCCGTGTTCCTGACGGTGTTGCTGAATACAGCGTGTGGGGGCTGAAGCTGCCGACGCTGCGCCAGCGCCTGTTCCGCTGCGTGAGTATCCGTGAGAACGACGACGGCACGTATGCCATCACCGCCGTGCAGCATGTACCGGAAAAAGAGGCCATCGTGGATAACGGGGCGCACTTTGACGGCGACCAGAGCGGCACGGTGAATGGTGTCACGCCGCCAGCGGTGCAGCACCTGACCGCCGAAGTCACCGCAGACAGCGGGGAATACCAGGTGCTGGCGCGCTGGGACACGCCGAAGGTGGTGAAGGGCGTGAGCTTCCTGCTCCGTCTGGCCGTGGCAGCGGACGACGGCAGTGAGCGGCTGGTCAGCACGGCCAGGACGACGGAAACCACATACCGCTTCAGGCAACTGGCGCTGGGGAACTACAGGCTGACAGTCCGGGCAGTAAATGCGTGGGGGCAGCAGGGCGATCCGGCGTCGGTATCGTTCCGGATTGCCGCACCGGCAGCGCCGTCGCGGATTGAGCTGACGCCGGGCTATTTTCAGATAACTGCCACGCCGCATCTTGCGGTTTATGATCCGACGGTACAGTTTGAGTTCTGGTTCTCGGAAACGCGGATTACCGATATCAGGCAGGTTGAAACCACAGCCCGCTATCTTGGCACGGCGCTGTACTGGATAGCCGCCAGTATCAATATCAAACCGGGCCGTGATTATTATTTTTACATCCGCAGTGTGAACACCGTTGGCAAATCGGCATTTGTGGAGGCTGTTGGCCAGCCGAGTGATGATGCATCCGGCTATCTGGATTTTTTCAAAGGAGAGATAGGGAAAACCCATCTGGCTCAGGAGTTGTGGACGCAGATTGATAACGGTCAGCTTGCGCCTGACCTGGCGGAAATCAAAACGTCCATCACGGATGTCAGTAATGAAATCACGCAGACCGTCAATAAGAAACTGGAAGACCAGAGTGCAGCGATCCAGCAGATACAGAAGGTTCAGGTTGATACAAATAATAACCTGAACAGCATGTGGGCTGTGAAGCTGCAGCAGATGCAGGACGGACGCCTTTATATCGCGGGTATTGGTGCCGGTATTGAAAACACCCCTGACGGCATGCAGAGTCAGGTGCTGCTGGCGGCAGACAGGATTGCGATGATTAATCCTGCGAATGGCAACACAAAGCCGATGTTTGTTGGGCAGGGCGATCAGATATTCATGAACGAAGTGTTCCTGAAATATCTGACGGCTCCCACCATTACCAGCGGTGGCAATCCCCCAACGTTTTCACTGACACCTGATGGTCGATTTTCTGCGAAAAATGCGGATATCAGCGGTAACGTGAACGCGAACTCCGGGACGCTCAACAACGTCACGATTAATCAGAACTGTCGGATTCTGGGAAAACTGTCAGCTAACCAGATTGAAGGTGATATTGTCAAAACGGTGGGAAAAGCCTTTCCGAGAAATGGCAGTTATGCCAGCGGTACAATAACGGTCACTGTGTACGATGACCAGGCTTTTGACCGTCAGATAGTAGTCCCCCCCGTTCTGTTTCGTGGGGGTAAGCATGAAAACTTCAACAGCAACAACCAACAGTCATACTGGTATTCAACCTGTAAGCTGCAGGTACTGAAGAACGGACAGGAAATCTTTCAGCAACCCGCGACGGATGTCAGCAGGGTATTTTCATCAGTCATTGATATGCCTGCCGGACACGGCCATGTCACCCTGACTTTCAATGTTTCTTCATATGGTGCTAATAACTGGACGCCAACGACCAGTATCAGCGACCTTCTTGTTGTTGTGATGAAGAAATCTACAGCCGGTATCAGTATCAGTTGAATTTTATAACCCAGATACGGGCGCCAGAAATGGCGCCTTTTTTATTTGTGGAGTGAATATGGCAGTACAGATTTCAGGCGTGCTGAAAGACGGTGCAGGAAAACCGATACAGAACTGCACCATTCAGCTCAAAGCAAAACGTAACAGCACCACGGTTGTGGTGAACACGGTGGCCTCAGAAAATCCGGATGAAGCCGGACGTTACAGCATGGATGTCGAGTATGGCCAGTACAGCGTTATCCTGTTGGTTGAAGGTTTTCCGCCTTCACATGCCGGGGCTATCACCGTGTATGAGGATTCTAAGCCGGGGACATTGAATGATTTTCTGGGCGCTGCAACAGAAGATGATGTTCGTCCGGAGGCACTGTATCGTTTTGAAAAGATGGTGGAAGAGGTGGCACGCAACGCTGAAGCCGCCTCTCAGAGCGCAGCGGCAGCAAAGAAATCAGAAACAGCAGCGGCATCGTCCAGGAATGCGGCGAAAACATCAGAGACGAATGCAGGTAACAGCGCGAAAGCGGCAGCTTCTTCAAAAACAGCCGCACAAAACGCAGCAACAGCGGCAGAACGTTCAGAGACAAATGCCCGTGCGTCAGAAGAAGCCTCCGCAGACAGTGAAGAGGCTTCCCGCCGTAATGCAGAGTCAGCCGCTGAAAATGCCGGAGTCGCCACCACAAAAGCGCGGGAGGCCGCAGCAGACGCAACAAAGGCCGGGCAGAAAAAGGATGAGGCTCTGTCGGCAGCGACACGGGCTGAAAAGGCGGCAGACCGCGCAGAAGTCGCAGCGGAAGTGACTGCAGAGCCCTATGCGAATATAGTGCCGCCGCTGCCTGATGTGTGGATACCGTTTAACGATTCACTGGATATGATTGCGGGTTTTTCTCCGGGCTATAAAAAAATAGCTATTGGTGACGATGTGGTTCAGGTCGCCAGTGATAAACAGGTTAATTTCAGTCGCGCATCAACGGCAACATATATCAACAAATCTGGCGAACTGAAAACGGCGGAAATTAATGAGCCGCGATTTGAGTGTGATGGCCTGCTTATTGAGGGACAAAGAACGAACTACATGCTCAATTCGGAAAGTCCAGCCAGCTGGGGGAAGTCATCAAACATGGATGTGCCCGAAACCGGGACGGATAGTTTTGGTTTTACTTATGGAAAGTTTGTCTGCAACGATTCTCTGGTTGGGCAAACTTCGGCTATTAATATGGCATCAATTGCTGCAACAAAGTCAGTTGATGTCTCAGGCGATAACAAGTACGTGACAACCTCATGCCGTTTTAAAACAGAACGACAGGTAAGGTTACGTATACGGTTTGATAAGTATGATGGTAGTGCAACAACTTTTCTTGGCGATGCGTACATTGATACGCAAACGCTTGAAATTAATATGACAGGTGGTGCTGCCGGCAGAATTACGGCACGAGTCAGGAAGGATAAGACCACAGGCTGGATTTTTGCAGAGGCAACGATTCAGGCAATTGATGGTGAGTTAAAAATAGGCTCTCAGATACAGTATTCTCCTGAGCAGGGTGGGGCAACAGTATCTGGTGACTATATTTATCTTGCCACCCCACAAGTAGAGAATGGGCCGTGTGTATCATCATTTATTATTTCAGGAGGCAGCGCAACGACAAGAGCCAGTGATTTGGTTAGTATCCCCACCAGAAATAATCTTTATAAGTTACCATTTACTTTTTTACTTGAGATTCATAAAAACTGGGATATTGCACCAAACGCCGCACCCCGCGTGTGGGATATAGCAGCAGCCAATACCGGGCAATCAGCAATTGCAGCAATCAACAGAGGTAGTGGTAAGTTATATATGAGTCTGTCAAACCCTTCAGGCTCGTATGTTAATAGCGCAGCGACAGATGTATTTGCAGAGAAAACCACATTTGGATGTATTGCAAAAGCTGATGGTCACTTTCATGTGGTGACAAATGGTAAAGCGGTTAATGAAGTTTATTGTGAATATAATGGCGTGACCGCTGATAAAAATATCCGATTTGGAGGGCAGACGAATACTGGAGAACGACATCTGTTTGGCCATATTCGCAATTTCCGCATATGGCATAAAGAATTAAATGACAGGCAATTAAAAGAGGTCGTATGAAAGATTTAACTTTGAAGTTTCATGACAAACTGCAGTTTAAGGCCTTCCTGTCATCTCTTGGCTGGGCGGAAGATGAAGACCTCCAGAATAAACTGTTAGTTGATGAAATTGGTTTCACCTACACAGAAACAGGGGTAACAGAAGAGGGAGAACCTGTCTGTATCCGGAATGATGGTTATTTTGTCAACATTCGCATTCTTGATGACTTGTTTGATGTTTCTGTATTCTCTGATTATGTCGTGGAGCTGGAAACACCGCTTCGGGAATGGAGCTGAAAGGAGGAAATAATGGATATAAGCCCCTTACTTCATGCACTTTGTGCTGTGGCTGCGCAGATACTGGTTGGTCTTTTTACCGGAAACTGGGCTTACGGAGCGATAGCCGGTTGTACGTTCTTCATTGCGCGTGAACATACCCAGGCAGAATATCGCTGGATTGAAATGTTCGGGCATGGCAAGCGAATGAATATGCCGTGGTGGGGCGGTTTTGATCCGCGTGCTTGGGATGTGGCAAGCCTGATGGATTTTGCTGTGCCGGTGGTGGCGTGTCTGCTGGTCTGGCTGTTGGTTAATCGTGGGTGA